AAATTCTGCATATATTGGTTTCCATTACGCTGGTGCCGGAAGCAATTCCAATTATCTTACATTGGGAGGCTATGCTGCAAATAATCTGTTGATTATAAAAATGGATGGGAATGTTGGTATAGGTACTACTGATCCTAAAGCACCTCTTCATGTTACAGATTCAGGCGGGACGGGAATAGAGTTCATTCCTCAAGACGCTTATAACAGGAATATTATATTCAGTTACAAAAGATCAACCTCTACATACAAACAATTAGGTTTCAATGCTAATGACTTCGTTTTCACTACAGGAGGTGTTAACGATAGAATGGTCATTAATTCTAGTGGCAATGTTGGTATAGGTACTACTAGTCCGGGTTATAAATTAGATGTTGTTGACGGTGGTGGGCTTAGAGTTTATCAAAATAATTCTTCAGCAGGGTCTAATTTAGGATTAACTATTGAAAATGACGGGACAGGAGATTCTGTTGTTCAATTTTTATTAACTGCAGTTAGAAGATGGGTTGCTGGTATAGACAACAGTGATTCTGATAAATTTAAAATTGCTTCTAGTTCAGATTTGGATTCAGATGCTCATTTAACTATACAAACTGATGGAAATGTCGGTATAGGAACCACAAGTCCTAATCATAAATTAGAAGTATTAAATACCGCTAATAGCGAAACTTACATAAGAGTAAATAATCAAAATTCTGGTGCGTCTGCTTATACAGGATTAGATTTGCAAAGCTATGGTGGCGGCTGGCAAGTTAAAGTTCCAGCTAATACATCATTTGTAAATCCGCTAATATTTTCATTTAATAATTCTGAAAGAATGCGTGTAGAATCGGATGGAAAAATCCGAATTACAAGTAATGTTCCAGTATGGTCTGGAGCATACGGCGGAGCGTTGGTTCTTAAAGGAGATAATGCAACAAGTAATAGATACGCTCAATTAGCGATAGTGGATTCAAGTGGATCTATTGTAAATAATGGACTAAAACTTAGCACTAATGGTGATCTTGGTTTGAACTGTACTGCAAATAATTATTCAAACAAGGCTACTATGTCTATGGATGCGGTATGGGGAGGAAAAATTGAGCACCTTGTTAGTGGAACAGTTAAATCTGATTGGGAATGGAGCACTGGTGGTCTGACTGTTTTTGGCACAACTGTTGCCGAATCGTTGCAATTTAAAACCAATCAATCGGGTAGGATGACGATTACTAGCGGTGGCAATGTTGGTATAGGTACTACAAGTCCTACTTCTAATTTACAAGTACAAGGTGCTACTAACGGTTCTTTATTTTCAGTAAGAACTAGTTCTGGTTTAGTTGGTGCTATTCAAGATTCTGCAGGGTATGGTGAGTTGATCTTATATCAAGCAGGAGGTGGGGCCAAAGCGCATATTCAGGCGAATGGAATTTCGTATTTACTAGGAGGCAATCTTGGTATCGGTACTAATTCCCCTTCATCTACTTTACATGTCGTCGATGGAACTTCGGGTGATACAGTATTAAAAGTTGATGGTACAAACGGTACATTATTCTCAGTTGTTGATGATTTAAGTGATTCATTAATGTCAGTTAATGATGCCGCCGGTCTTCCTGTTTTGGAAGTGTTTGCTGATAGTCATATAGTAGCTGGAAGATATGGGCAGAATGATTTTTATCTTGATACAAATGGTAATTTAGGGTTGGGTACTGCAACCCCGTCTTATAAATTACATGTTATTACTACAGAAAAGGGAGCTGTTTTAATAGATAATAACAGAGCAGCCTTTCCTGCTAATTTAAGTGAAGCTTCTGAAATATTTTCTTTAAGTCTGAAAAATAGAAACTCAGGAAGTTATCTTAATTTTAGTGGAGAAAGTACTTATACAACTATTCAAGCTTTATTAAATAGCACAACTGCTACACATATTTCTTTAAACCCATTTGGTGGCTATGTTGGTATAGGTACTACAAGTCCTGCTAGAAAGTTTGATGTTAGATCAGGAGACATTAATATAGATGCAGGGAGACGATACTATTGGTCTTCAGGGGATGCAGCTATTTTATCTAGCGGTTATAATATGATGTTTGAAACCTATACAGGTTCAGCATTAACAGAAAAAGTTAGGATCCAAGGAGATGGTAATGTTGGTATAGGTACTACAAGTCCAGCTTACCTTTTAGATGTTGCTGGAGATGCCGCCGCTAATTTTGTTGGTAAAGTAACTACAGGAACAAATGGAGCAGCTAATGATCCTTTTAGGTTAGAATACGACACTACAAGTTGGCTGATAGGAGCGGCTCCAAGTGCTTCTAGTGGAAATATAACTTGGGGTTTATTTTGGGCTGGTAATTCTGGGGCAGCTTATGGAACTAATGGAGCTGGGGGACCCGGAGATATATGGAGCAACAGTGGCAATCCAAATGAATTTGTGTTTGTGGGTGCAAATAGCACCAAATGGACTCTTTATGGTAATACTGGTGACACTTGGCAAGCTGGAGATGCATTAGTCGCTGGTTCAGTTGGTATAGGTACTACAACTCCTTATACACATTTACATGTTTCTGCCTCTAGTGCTCCCAGTAATATTTTTGCTAAATTTCAAAATACCTCTGGAAACATTTGGACGCAATGGACAGGAACGGGAAGCAGTTGGCAAATTGGAACGACAGCAAATGGTTTAGAATTTTATAATGATGATAATTCTGCTTATAGAGTAGCGATCAAAAATGATGGAAATGTTGGTATAGGAACTAGAACTCCTAATAGGACATTATCTATCTACCAAGCATCAAATCCAGTTTTACAATTAATTAATAGCACGACTGGATCAACAAGTTCGGACGGATTTTTAATAGCTCAAAACGGTTCAGATTCATATTTAGAAAATGCCGAAGCTGGAGCGATGGTTTTTAGAACCTCTGGTATCGATAGAATGCTTATTTCATCTAGTGGTTATACTTCTATAGGTTCAAATTCTCCCGGCACAACTAGATTGAGAGTTGTCAACGGATCATCTGGACAAGAAATTTTCAAAGCAGATGATGGCAGTACTGCTGTTATAAGAGCTAAAGTTGATGGTACTGTTACTTTTGAAAAAGGAAGTGTTGGTATAGGTACTGCAAGTCCATCTGAGAATTTGCATATTTCATCTGCTATATCTGATGTTTTAGTTGAGTCAACTACTGCTGGCAATGCAAGTAGATATATGTTGAAGACGACATCAAGAGAATGGAGATTGGGGACTCACTCTGGAATGAGCGATAATTTTTGGATATACGATGTAAATGCTGCTACATATCCATTTGTAATTAATACTAATGGTAACGTAGGTATAGGAACAACTAATCCTGTATATAGTTTACATATAAATCAAGGCACTCCGTCACTGACTTTAGAAACATCGGCCAACGCAAACAATCCAGTAATTACTTTAAAATCAAACCAGTCAATTGCTGTTGAGGGAGCACAAGTGTGGTACAATAATAGTGTTGGTTCTCTTCACATCCAAACAACTTATTCAAATCTTGCGTCTGATATTGTTTTTCATACTGCAACTGGAGCTGATCAAAGTACAGGAAATGTAAGAATGGTTATTGCCGGTGACGGTAATGTTGGTATAGGCACTTCAAGTCCTACTCAAAAATTACATGTTGTTGGTGGTAATGTAAGACTCGACAGTACTAACTCTTATTATGTGGGTAACGGATCTAGTTATTTTACACAGTATAGTACTACTGGTGGCAAATTAGGTAGGATAGTTGAGATCTCTATGGATAATGGAGTCGCTGCGTGGGATGGCTCTGCCTATCATGGCATAGCGAGTACAGGTAATACAGGTAGTGTTACAGACTCTATTTCTATTAATAGTTACAACGACATAACTTTAAGATTAGATACGAATAGCAATAATTCAGCCAGTTATTTGCGTATTATGAATAATACAACTGGTAACTCTGCTATTGCTTATATAGGTTTTGATGGAACTTATTCTACTGCGCAATTGCCATCTTTTGTTGGGGTTAATTCTGGTCCTACATATAGTTATAATTTATATGTAGGAGGCTCATTTGCAGCTACAACCAAGTCATTCGTAATTGATCACCCAACCAAGCCAAATAAAAAATTAAGATATGGATCATTAGAAGGTCCTGAAAATGGTGTTTATGTTCGTGGTCGTGGGGATTCAGATGTTATTGAGTTGCCAGATTATTGGACAGTATTAGTTCATGAGGATTCAATAACAGTTCAAATAACTGCAAAAGGCAAGGACTCAAATAACAAAATCAGGCAGTATAGTGTTAATGATATTATAGATAATAAAGTTTATATTTATACAGATAGCGGCGATAATATTTATGACTATTTTTATATAGTTCATGCTGAAAGAAAGGATGTTGAAAAATTAGTTACAGAAATAGATAAAATAGAAGAATAATTTATGGGAATAAAATTAGGTCCTAAATTAGGGGGAATGGGTAGATCGAATGCTAGCAATGTATATGCTATGTTTGACGCTACTGATCAAAACTGTCATTCTGGAGATTACGAGGATAATTGGTTAGATTTAAGCGGTAATAATAGACATTGTTATAGGTTATCTACTCCAAGCACTACGGCTGCATCTGGAACTTCAGGTAATCCTGATGAAGATATTCCAAGATTTACCAGAGATGGTTTGGAGTTTTATGGATTAAATACAAATTCGAAATTTCAATTTGGTAGTACTAGTGGGACAGGAACTAGGCATTCTATTTCTAATACAACTAGTGAAATAACTGTTTTAGCTATAATGAAAACCACTTCCACTGATTCTACTGTTACTTACGCTGGGAATGCAGCTTTGAACATTTTAGGAGACACTACTAGCAGTGTGAATTTTGGTTTTGGCGTAACAGGCGGTAAAGTAAAAGTATGTTTCTACAGTGGTTCAGGTTGGGTTTGCCATGAGTCTAATGCTACGGTAAACGATGGTAACTGGCATCAGATTGGATTTGTTATGGGTACAGGAAATCCTTGCGTTGTAAAAATTTACGTAGACGGGCAATTAGATAAAACTATTTCTAGTTCAGGTAATAGTAGTGGAATAGGCTTTAATTCTGTAGGGTTAGGCTATGCAGGAGATATGTTCATTGGAACTTTAAGAAACTTAATAATATTAAATACAGAATTAAGTGATGCTGAAATTAGGAATTGCTGGCTAAATCAGAAAAATTTCTCTGGAGGCAGAGGAGCTTATACTGGTCCTGAAGGTAATTTAAGAAATAAAGGGGGAAGATTTTTTTCGGAATTTAAATATCGCCAAATTATAAATTACGCTTACGTTGGGGGAGGTTATAAAAATTCTAATCCTTGGAGAAATGTTCACAAAACAGTTTCTTCTACGGACCAAACTACAAATTTAGGAACTTTGCTTCAATATGCCGCTAATTATGTTTCTGGAGCGTGTAGTTTGAATATATTCTATATTTGGGGTGCTAGCAATACTCATCCGGGTACCACCGCTCAAACTGTAGCAATGAATATGTTCACTGAGTCTTCTTATTCATTAACTAGCGCAATGAATCTGATTCAAGCAAGAAATGATTCTGGAACCATGTTTCATGAACATAATTACGCTTGGATTACTGGAGGTGGATATAATAGTATAGATAAATTTAACTTCTGGACTGAAACTATGGCTTCTTCAACTTTTACAGGTGGAATTGCTGGTGATGATCAAGGTGGTGTTTCGACTCATTCTGATCAATATACGGGATATTTTGGTGATAGTAATGAAAATTCAAAATTAACATTTCTTACAGATACTATAACTACAGCAACTAGTAATACTTTTATTTGGAGAGGTCAACAAAAAGGAATATCTAGCAAATTAAGAAAGGGGTATTGTGGAAATGAAGGTTCTTATAACGGAGGAAATAATTTGAGAAGATGGCATTATCCTACTGATTCAGCTATGGGAACAGTAGGTAAACCTCAAACTAATTGTGGAGAAGAAAATTATACCATGGGACAGGATCATCAATATATGCTAGGAAATTATGACGGAGTTCAAAATAATGAGAACTGGAAGTGGTACTATGCTACAGATAGTGGCACTGCAAATGTAAATGGATTATCACCCACAGCTCAAGCTGGGCAATCGTCTGGGCATTGCGGGTGGAGAGAATAAATTAAAAATTTTATGGCAACAACAGTAGGACCTAAATTAAGTGGAATGGGAAGAAGTAACAGTAGTAACGTCTACGTATTATTAGATGCTACCGATCAAAATAGTCATTCTGGGGATTACGAAGATGGTTGGTTGGATTTAAGTGGTAATGATAGACATTGTTATAGATTATCGACTCCTACAACAAACGCAGCTTCAGGAACTTCTGGTAATCCTGACGAAGATACTCCAAGGTTTACTAGAGATGGCTTAGAATTTTATGGACTGAATGCGAATTCTAAATTTCAATTTGGTAGTACAAGTGGGACAGGAACTAGATATGATTTATCTAATTCTACTAACGGAATAACTGTTTTAGCTGTAATAAAAACTACATCTACAAATTCTACTACTGCTAGTGCAGCCGATCCAGCTTTACCTATTTTATCAGACACTACATCAGGTGTTATCTCTGGTTTTGGAATTCATGGAGGAAAAGTTAGACTTTGCGCTTATAGTGGATCTGCTTGGGCTGCTTATGATTCAAATAGTAGTGTTAACGATGGGGAATGGCATCAGATTGGATTTACTATGGGTACAGGAGACCCTTGTGATGTCAAGTTTTATATCGATGGGGAATTAGATAGAACGGTAACAGCTTTAGATCATTCTGGTTTAATAAGATTTAATGCTATCGGAGTGGGTTATAATTCATCCGATCTTTTTGTAGGAAGTTTGCGTAATTTAATAATATTAAATACTCAGTTGAATGATTCTGAAATAAGGAGTTCTTGGTTAAATCAAAAAAATCTTACTGGAGGAAGAGGTCCTTATACAGGACCAGAAGGAAATATAAGAAATACTGGAGGTAGATTTTTTGCTGAGTTAAAATATCGCCAAATAATTAACTATAATTATGTAGGGTGTGGGTATAAAAGTGCTAGCCCTTGGAAAAATGTACATAAAACAATTGTTTCCACTGATCAGACGACCAATTTAGGAACTTTAATGCAATATGGCGGATCATATGTTTCTGGGGCTTGTAGTTTAAATATATTTTATATTTGGGGAGCTAGTGATAGCTTTGCTGGAAATACAACTCAAACTGTAGCTACAAACATGTTTACAGAAAGTTCTTATACTTTGACGAGTGTAATGAATATGTTGAATTCAAGAGATGATTCAGCTACAGTTTTTAAAGAACACGACTATGCTTGGATAAATGGAGGGGGTAACGCTAATATAGATAAATTTAACTTCTGGACAGAATCGATGGCGACTTCTAGTTTAACGGGAGGTAATAGTGGAAACAGTGCTAGTTTTTCAGATCAATATTATGGTTATTGGGGTAGTGGAGCACAGCAAAGAGTTACTTTCGCGACAGACACTTTAACAAGTTGGACTAGCTATTTTGTTCATCCTCAACAAAAAGGTATTTCGAGTAAATTAAGAAAAGGCTATTGCGGTAATGAGGGTTCTTATGCTGGTGGATACAATTTAAGAAGGTGGCATTTTCCTACAGACACTAATATCGGAAATGTAGCTAAGCCTCAAACTAATTGTGGCGAAGAAAACTATACAATGGGTCAAGATCATCAGTATATGTTAGGAAATTATGACGGTGCTCAAAATAATGAGAACTGGAAATGGTATTATGCTACTGATACTGGGACGGCTAATGTAAACGGTCTTTCTCCTACTGCTCAAGCAGGTCAATCATCTGGACATTGTGCGTGGAGAGAATAGTAGATTTTTATTATTTATAGTATATAATATATTATATGACTGATGAAGAACTTATACAGTTTTCTTTGACAAAAAGTAATGCTACACCTAGATTTAAATTAAAGTATTTTGTTGGCGGCGCACAATTAACACCTTATGCTACTTTGAAGCAATGGTTGATGGAGTTAAGGGCTAGAGAAGAATCTGTAAATTCTATAGAACTTAAACATAGAAAAGCTTTATTGGAAGTAAAGCTAGAAGAAGAGAAATTAGAATACGCAGCCTCAGAAACTCAAAAAGAATTAAT